CAGTCACATGCAAAAACTATAGAAAAAAATTGTGCAAATCTTTAATAGAACAAGTAGAAATATTTATACCACCATCAGGAAGTTTTAATAATCAAGATCTTAGAAGATATTTAGAATTAGTTTCTAGTTATGAAACAAGCACAAAAGACTTAATATTAGGATTATCACTGGCTGATCAAATAAGACTTACTTTTAGTGACATGAAAACAAGCACTATTTGTGATAGGTATCCAGAAATAAATTTAGCTGAAAAAAGAAGATATAGATGTGTTGCAGAATATTTAATCAGGCAAGGAGAACTCACAAAACTTAGAGATAAAAACGGTAAATTAATTAAAAAAATTGGAAATATGCAAAAGGCTGTTGTGCTTTACAGACCACTACCAAAATTATTAGAAACACTTAAAAAATCAGGACTAAGTGATCTTATAAAAATTGACAAGGATAAGAAAAATGATAAAAATATAGAAGCAGGTGAATCGAAATGACTAGCAGAAGAAATCAACTACTAAAAAAACTTATTGGTACAGCAATAGGAGAAGATGAAAAAAAACTTTATCAACTTACTATTGAAAGAGTATGTGCTGATATGTGTGAGTTTTATTACAAGTTCTATCATAATGATGGTCCTGGGGCGATGGTATATGTTCCCACTCATGAAGATGAGAAGAAATCAATGTTCTATTTGACGGTTAATAACCTGATTCATGCTGTAGATGATCTTAATAAAAATGATTTAGAAGGTGCTGCAGATGTCATGAAAAAAGCAATAGTTAGAGCAGAAAAATTAGATCCTGATAAAGAAGCTTTATTTATTATTCAAGATGACAAAGAGATGTCTTTAGTTCATTATAAAAAAGATTGTGAGGGTGCAAGTTTTAAAATGATGTGACTAAAGGATCATGGGGTGCTAGTAAAAGATCTTTAGCACAAGTAGAACATATAACTCATGATTGGTTAACTCCATGTGAATATATACCTTATATAGATGCATTACTTAAAGACATAGATCTAGATCCATGTTCTACATATGATGCAAATAATCAATTTTTAAGGGCGAAAAAAATATATACATACGAAATTGATGGTTTGAATATAGAAGAGCCTTGGACTGGTAAAACATATTTATTCCCTCCAACCTTTGGTAGATGTTCTTTTGCAGAAAAAAGAGGCACTTGGAGATGGAGTTTGTCTGCAGGTAAAGGTGCAAAAGCTCCCTCTGTTATTTGGTTTAGAAAATTACTTAAAGAATGGAAATTAAGAAATATACCAGAAGCTTTATTCTTTACTACTTATCCAGAAATGATTAGAACTTGTCCAGAAATGTGGGATTTTCCAGTATGTGTCCCAACAAACAGAGCCAATTTAATACATGGTAATAAATTTGAATGTCTTGAGTCACCTATTAGCTGGGGATATTTTGTTTATCTACCTGAAATAAATTTAGGATTTAATCAAACAGAAAGATTTAAAAATATATTTTCACACATAGGAAAAGTTATTTGCTAATCAATCATTTGTCTGGGAAAATTCATGTCCCTAAGTTGACCTATATAACTTTTTAAAAAATTTTTTGAGCTGTCATCATCCACACCAGGTCTAACCCCTCTTCTGTCTGGACTAATATCTGATTTTGAATCTAACGACTTATAGAATCTGTAACGATTGTCAACGTCGTAACTTTGGGTAGACTGAGGTTTCATAGATCTATTCTATTGGAGATTAACATGACAATGAACGAAATTGAACTAAAAATTAGTGGTGTTTGTGATGATATTAAAGAATTACTCATTCATAAGAATAGAAAATATGGTAATTCTGCTTTAAAACCAAATCGAATTTTCAGTAAATGCTCTGCTACGGAACAGCTTTTGGTACGTATTGATGATAAATTAAATCGAATTATGAAGGGAGCTGGACTGTTAGCAACAGATGAAGATGTTGTAAATGATCTTATTGGATATTTAGTACTGCTAAAAATAAGTATGGAATCAGATAAAAACAATGAAATCGCAACATCAATCTATGGAGAAGGATTCAGAGAAGAACCAGACATCCTTGACCATGCCAGAGACTTCGATTAACTATAAGGAATTTGAGGAGAATTATAGTAGAGAACTTTTAATAATGGATTGTGTAGATTGGCTTAAGGATCGACCTTACGACGCAAAGGAGATCCTAGACCACTTGGAGTACTGTTCCAATATCGAAAAAACTGGCGAAGCACCTCACCAGATGGATCAAGTTCTTTAAGTTTCTTTTCTAAATACTCAATACCTTTGATTTGTGTAGCGGATCCGTTGTAAGTTTCTGCAATATTTAATAAACAGACCTTAGCGTGGCATTTATGACGATAGAAGGTTGGTATCTCTTTATCTGGGGCAAAGTACATATCAAGCTCTGTACGCCTTCTAGAGGTCATTAAATCGCCTCCTGACATCCATATATGATTTATATAAGGACTCCATTCTTTAATTATCTTATTTTTTGTTCCATAGCTATTTATTAAGTCAAGTAATCTACAAGATTTAAAAGAACATATACCGATACTATGAGCAAAACTTAAAAGTGCAGCTCTTTTATTTTTGTTTAAATTAACAAAGATATATTTTTCTGCTTCTTTCGAAAACTCCTTCAAGTCTTCATAAAACTGTTTATCTATATCTTCCTGAGTAGCTTTGTCATTAGAATCTAAGTAATGATCATCAATAGTCTTACTTCCATATCCTATTCTCCAAACACTCTCACCAAAATCCTTATAAGCTGCATATCTTCCCATTCCTAAATGAGTTCTAGGAACAGTATATTTTTTTGTTAATTGATAACCTTTTTCAGTAAATAAAGAATACTTATGGGACGACAACAGAACCGTTATAGCTTACTTCAGAATACCCATCTAGTTCTAGAAGTACAACATAGTTCTTAGCAGCGTTAGTAACTGTAACACCTACAGCTCCTTTTTCTTTCCCTGCTTTAGCAATATCAAAAAATTTCTGATATCCATTTGGAGCACTACCACTTGAAAAAGCATCTTCTTGAAATATTTGCATTGTATTTACACCTTCAGCTCTATCAAGTGTCACTTTGATATCTCCTGTGCTTCCTGGATTTACTCTAAAACCCCTTACAGCATCGCCCTTATTGCCTGCTGCTGTAGGACCAAGATATGTAATCTCTGATCCAGCATCAACACTGAATGTATCTAGAGTTGCCTCAATTGTTCTTGTAGCCATGTTTCTTAAGAAATTTGTCCCTCGGTTGAGAGCTGAAATTGAATGTTGGCATCAATGCCGTGATCTTTCATAATGCCATAAAACATTTGACGATCTAATGCTTTTTGATGTAAAAGATCTATAAATGCCTCTTCCAATTCTACTCTATCTAAAGATTGTATTGCCAAAGATGCAGCATGAATTGAAAATTCAACATTCGTCGGAAGGTTAAGATCCATATAAATAAAAACCTTTATACATATAGTACCAACAGTGAATTAATGAGCAATCAATTTTACTTGTCAGTTAGTGTACGTCCTAATAAAATTGTCCCTACACTGTAGGATCCACCAAATAAGACAATAAAACTAACAGCAATAACTACCATAATTAGATTTCACGTTTAAAATTATTTTAGAACCAGTGAAACTTTACTTTGGATAGCGGACAAATAATAAAAAACTTTATGGAATGTGCCTTAAGTGGTTCAAGTAAGACACAAGTGATACGTGAATTTAAAAATATATACAAATTAAATAATGATGATATTAAGTATTTATTAGACTGTTGTTCTTTTAAAAAGAAACCAAAAAAGATTAATTATTTTGATTTTTATAAAAACAAATTAATTACTAAATGCGATCAAATAAAGTATCCATTTACTCAAATATATAAATATGAAAAATTTTTATCTGATTTTGAATGCTCTAAAATGATTGACTTTATTGAAGCAGATCTTACAGATTCCACTGTGGCAAATCCAGATGATTCTTGTCTTGTAGATGATTCCAGAACTAGTCAATCAGCAAGCTTAGGTTATTTTGAAGATGATTTTTTTCTAGATATTGATAAAAAATTAGTAAATTTATTAGATTTAAATCCTTTTATTGGAGAAAATATGCAAGGTCAAAAATATTTACCAGGTCAATATTATAAAGAACATCATGATTTCTTTACACCGTTCACACCAGAATATAAAACTTATTGTGAATGGATGGGTCAGAGGACTTGGACAACAATGATTTATTTAAATGATGTTGATGAAGGAGGAGAAACCTACTTCAAACATTTAAAATTAAAAATAAAACCAAAAAAAGGCTTATTAATAGCGTGGAATAATTTATTCTTTAACGGAATTCCTAATTACAAAACTCTTCATGAAGCCTTACCACCCATCAGTGGTAATAAATACATAATTACAAAATGGTGGAGAAGTTGGAGTCTTATCTAATTACCACTTCACTTTATGTGACCAGTATCTAGCTGACATCTTATCTGGATTTTTATCTTGTGCATTATGTCTAGCATAGTAAGATTTTTTTCTTGCTTTTTCTTTTTCAGTTTTTGGATTCTTACCAGCTCCTTTAACACCTTGTTGACCAAATCTTATTAATTTTTCTTCACCATCTCTACATGCTTTCACTACATGTGACTTTGTTTTATGACTAGGAGTCTTTCTTGGTTTATTACATTTCAAGTGTTCTTTTGAAAGTTTTTTAGCTTTTGCCCTCTTCGACATCAGTCCTTTCTTTATTAGAAGTCATATATGTCATTGTAGCCCTAAGATGCCATTGATTCTTCTTATGTACTCTTCCACGCTCTACAGCTAAATCTTGGGTTAAATCATCTCCTATCATTCCTGCATACTTTGCTAACTCTTCAAAACAGCTGGCAAGCATGTCATGAGCAACACTTAAATCCAAAATAATCTTATCTTGATCGAAAGGATCAGTAATATCTATATCTTTTATTCTTGATGACAATAAATCAACAACACTAGCTGGTGTCATTATGTTTATAGATCTTATGTGCTCAGCTATATTATCTATACCTTCTACCATTTCAGTTTGTATATCTCCTGTAAGAAGATGAATTTGGTAGAATTTTGAACCTAGTAATCCCCAATGTACTATTTGAGTTTGATTCTGCACCATTACAGAATCTCTTAGACACTGAACAAGATGCTCATTTACTAATTGAGCATCCTTTGGATTTACATTTGCCATTAAACAATCTTTATCTCTCCTGATTGTATCTTAGAATTTAAATCTTGACCTGTTTTTCCATATAAAGCAACATCTCCTCCTTTAATGCTTCTTGCATTAACTAAAGCATCAAGTTTTGCTCTATTTTCCTCTTGTAAGTCTTCGGCATATTGCTTTGCAAATGCTTTAGCTTCCTCTTCAGGAGGCAACCCATCCGATGTAGAAATCATTTGTTATATAAGGTGTTGCTTTGTCGGGGGAAAGGATTTTGATTGAACTGTCTTGATCCATCCACTGCTTTATCTTATCAAGTCTCTCCTTTTGATAAAACTTATAAGTAGGGTTATACCAATCTTCTAATAAATGTGAGCCTTTTAATCTGTTACATTTTGAGCAAGAACAAATCATATTAGATTTAACGTTATGTCCACCTTTGAATTTTGGAAGTATATGATCAATAGTCGCAGTTTTTGTATCTAATTCTTTATCACAATAGGCACATTTCCAGTCCCAAGATTCGAATATACATTGTCGGAATTTATGGCGAGCGTTTTTTGGAGAGAGTTCAATTAAATTTGCTAATAGATCTTGCTCGCAGTGAATCACATGTACCTTGCAACCTTGTAGAAACTTTATGCTGCATAAACTTACACAAGTGTATTGATTAATCCATTAATGAAACTAACTCAACATCATCTTCTTTTTCATAGTCTGCATCTTCAAGGAGTCTTAATAAATAATAATGAATTTTTTCTGTAACCCATTTAAGATCTTCATCCTTAACATCATTAAAAATAGCATCTAAAGATAAATCTTTTGAAGGAGTGCGTAAATGATCTGCTAATAATTGTAAGGCTTTATATCTGTTTTTATTCATCTCCCTTAACATCTTAATCACCACTTGCCTCTGGCACTACTGCAGCTACAGCCTCATGATTTTTTTCAGCTTCCTGTATTAATGTAGTTGCAAATTCTTTCGCACCTAAAACTTTTAAATAAGTGTTTTTTGTAGTAGTTAACTGAGTTTCTAATTGTTGAATTTGATTTGCTAATCCTGTAGCTTGCTCATCTAATTGCTTATCAAAATCTTTAAGCTTTTCCATTTCTAATCCGCAAGACATGTTAATTAAGTAACTACTCTGAGTATAACTCTAGAATAACTTATTAACAATCATTGTAGTCTCTAGCTATTTGACCACCTATCTCTGATCCTTTATCCTGTGCAAACATGGTTACAAAGCCTGCAGCAAGCCATCCTACTATTGGAATATTACTAAACATAGGTGCAGCTTTAACTCCTACAGAGGCTCCTACAAGCTTACCTGTAGAGTTACCACTACCTTCTACTTTGATGCAAGCAATATCTTTGTCAGTCAGTGCGGTTCCCTCTACTTCTTTCTTACTACCCTCACCTGCCATTGTATAAGTTTCTCTTAGATGTAATTTAGTTTGCTTATTACCAAATAAACCTTTTGGTTCCTCTAAATTCTTTAATCTGGTTAAAACTTTAGGATCATTTGCTTTATACCTAAGTGTGTATCCATTCTTTGTAGCTACAACACTATAAGAAGTATATGGGCCTACAGGCACATTTACATTTGGATAAGGACTCTTTAATTTATGAGAAACTAAAGTATTCATTAAAGAGAGATTAGATATTCCTAAAACCGAGACTACAGCTATGATTCCCCAGTTTCTCCGTGGTCTGTTACTGTACATATCATTTACCTGTGCTCTCAGTAATTATTTTAATTGGAGCCTGTTCGATACGTAATATCTGAGTGGTTACTGCACCAGATTTATTTTCTGTCTCTTTAGACTTCTCTCCTTTTTTACGTGACGCTTCAATGCCAAACGTTGAAATCGCAGCTGTCAGAATCGAAGCCGGAAATGTAATATCCTTGGGCTCATTTGAGTAACCCGGAATACTTATGTAATTAAGGCTTACGATGAATGCGGACCACCCTAGTACGACCAGTCTAACGATGACTGAAATAAAAGCTATTTGCTCTTCTTTGTCATCAATGTTTTCTTTTATTTTTGCGAAAACACCTTTCTTTTCTTTTGAATTTTCTGTCATTTTTTTATCCCGTATATACTAAGTCTACCCTCATGTAAACTTATAAGTATTAAATACTATCTTCAAAAAAATGTTAAAGTATTTCTCCTTATTAATATTATTATCTTTACCTGTTTCTGCTAGAGCTAATATTTATCACTCAATATCCAGCTCAGTGCAACTGGAAGTGGCAGCCCCAGGATCGTTAGTTGAACGGGTTGGAAATTCATATAGTATTTCTGGATCAGGTGTCTCTACAACTGATGGTACAACTTCAGGATCATTAGGTGGTTTAGGATCTGCAACTGATGGGGTTAATTCTTATACTGCAATTACAGCTTCTCAGCTAGAATCAGGGGACGCATATAGCTTTAGTGTTAGTTACACAGCTGGTGATTCTATAGAATCAAGTTTGACCACAGGTGAAGTAAGTCCATTCGGTTCGATAACTAGCACTTCTGGAGGGGTTGCTGGTGATTTGGCCGGAACCATTGATACAAAAGGAGTTATGGACTTAACAGCAGGTGGAGCTGGTACTAGTGTGACTGGTCAATTTGTCGTCGGCCTCACTCTAGACTGATGAAACGGCTGTTATTGCTGCTTATATTTTTACCTGTCCCTTTAAAAGCCTCACCCATTTCGGGTTCCTTCACTACAGGGACTATGAATTCTACTACTACTTCTGTTCAGACAATAGTTGAATCCGTGGTTTCGAAGGATTATAATTCAGGATATACCTATAGTGTATCTGGTACTGGCGTAGAACTGCAAAACAGCGGTAGTATGATACCAAGTGCTGTTCAGAAGAATGGAACTACAGATGGAGTTAGTTACTCATGGACTGGTTTAGATTTCAGTGCAAAACCAACCTTCGTACAAAGCGAAAACGGAGCTGCCTTTCAACTGACAGAGAGCTACATGGGTCCAGGTTTATCCAATGTGACAACAATAAATCGAACAATTACCGTAGAAAGCACACAAGTAACGCAGTCAATCTTTCAAAAATAGCTTTACTAATACTTCTTTCTCCAACATCAGTATTAGCTAACGCAGTAAGTCAGTCAAATACGGGATCAGTGACGAATCAGAATTACAATGTGAATAATGGCAGTTTTTATACCAATCAATATGGCGGAAACATAGTCTGTCAGGGAGCTCAGATGAATATTACCCCATTCTCCACCTTCAATACAAATTTCCAAAAACCTTTTCACCACACATATGATACCCCAGTGTACGACCCGACTGATTTGGTAGGGGATTTTGATGATGATGGTAATCCTATTGGCGATGGGACACCTGATAATCCTGGAAAAATTCTATATTATCAACAAAATTATTCAGGTACTAACAAGGATTCTTATGCAATTGGAACAGGAATCACCTTAAATTTTAGTATTCCATTGGATCGTAAACTGGGTAAGTTATGTAAGGATGCAGCTTCAACTCAAATAGGTATTCAAAAACAAAAATTAAAAAATTTAGAATTAGAATGGCATGTTGCGAGGGTAAAACATTGTGGCGAATTAATGCAGAAGGGTATCCGAGTAAAAGAG